AACAACCTACCATTACGGATGCTGCCTTTGTCCATCTCAAGGGTATCCACACTCTGGACATGTGGGGCTGCAATCTACGCACTATTACAGCTGCTGGCATTGTTCATCTTCAGGGATGTAATATAAGGCGTTAGTCTTTTTTAATAATGGACCAAGAATAAAATTGAATTAAATTATTAAGCATATGAAACTGGTTGAAAATACAATGGACTGTCCAATTCGTGCACAAGCTGAATGGGAGAAACTGAATCCTATTACTCTTGTTGGAGGTAATCGACCTTACCACATTATGTCTGTCCTTTACGCAGAGCACTCACGTAGTGAAGGCATCTTCGGATTCTTGACTTACGAAGATGCTAACAATCTTCGCCTTGTTTGCAAAGAACTGCGTGATGAAGTGAGGGACTTTCGATGGAAGGATATGAAGACTCGCATTAAAGGCAGTCTTGCGTTGTGGCGCATATGCTTTCCCTTTGCAAAAGCAGCAAATATACGTTCTCAAAAGAATCTTACAGATGCTGATTTTATATATCTTAAGGGGATCCACATCCTGGATATGAGTTACTGCATGCAAGCTACCATCACGGATGCTGCCTTTGTTCATCTGCAGGGTATCCACACCCTGGAAATGGAGTGCTGCAATCAAATTACGGATGCTGCCTTTGTCCATCTCAAGGGTATCCACACCCTGGTTATGGGTTGCTGCTATCAAGGCACTATTACGGATGCAGCCTTTGCTCATCTCAAGGGTATCCATACCCTGGATATGGGTTACTGCTATCAAGCTACCATTACGGATGCTGCCTTTGTTCATCTGCAGGGTATTCACACCCTGCAGATGAACCTCTGCACTCAAATTACAGATGCTGTCTTTGCTCATCTAGAAGGAATTAAAATATTGTATATGATTGGTTGCACTGGAATTACAGCTCCTATGCGCACTCATCTTCAGGGATGTCATATAATACATTAGTCTTTTTTTAATGCTGTTTTTTCTGCAAAGCAGAAAAAAACAGTATTAGCAACACCCCTTTGGGGGTGTTGCTAATGCAACTGCTTCGTTCTGCATGCTTGTTGCTGTGACACATAGCGATCCCTGGAAGGAACCGATTGATAGCACTCACACCCTCCGACTACCGTCGTCGTCGTACTCATATAGGGAATCGGGCAGCCAGTAACATAGATGTAGGGAGTAGCAGCAATGCTTGAAACTTCCGAACAGGCTCCGCCGACACAGGGCATCTTTACCGGCATACATTCAGTATCGGAATAGGCAGGACTTTTTGTTTCACAAGCAGGAGTTGCAACAGGGGCATTTTGGTTAATAGGAGAGAAATAGGTTCCAGGGGAGGTAACCCGCTGGGTCAGACGCATGGTTTGTAATCCGGCATCGACTGGTCCTCCCCGTTTAATATATTGATTCATCGATTGTACCTTATAGCGGAGATACTGCGATGCGTCCATTCTATTCATGGAATGAGATTTTCTAATGGAATGGATAGAGATGAAAGAGACAGCAATCTTATTGTATGGAGGGTTGATCGCCTGTGTACTAGCAGCAGGAGTCCTCTATAACTACAAATCGGAGCTCTTCCAGTCACGCCTGATTCCAAAGGCAATCGATCCAAGACCGATCCTTTGGTTTGTCTTGGATGATCAAGCCAATGGACGAAAGTGGAGTACCTTTGCAGATCGCAATGAACGTGCCAATAACCGTGGATATACGGAACTAGCACTGCAAGCTGCTTACAAAACTCAAGGAGCCTTCAGAATCGAAGTGTTGGAAGGGCGAGACGCTGTTATTTCCAAAATAACCTCCCCTATTCCTGCGAAATATGATCAACTCCCTCCCAAACTATGGAAAGGGTGGTCACGCGCAGCACTCTTAGCCTCGCAAGGAGGGTTGTACGTCGATGGGGATTCTGTCCTGTTTATTGGTCCTTGCATGATGAAGTGTGTGAAGGAGTGTGAAGCAGCACTGTTTGGAGTGAATCCGGATGAACCCCGTGTCTCTGCTACCACTGCCGTAGCACCCGGTCCCTCTTCCTATGTCGGTTGGGCACGCTCTGCCCATCATCCTGCCTGGGATCTGGCAGAACAAGAGTGGTTTGCTGTCATAGCCCCTGGTGCTCCCTCGTATACCTCTGCCATTGCGCAACGTGTGGATCAAGAGATTATGTTACATCAACGAGAAAAAGGGGCGATTGTGTTACGAGAACCGGAAGGAACCCGTCGCGCTGATGGAACGGTGATGAATCCTGAAGATTTCTGGGGGCGAACCAAACTTCCTCTTGATGCCAATGTCGTGTATATTGCAGTCGATGGAGAAGCCTTAGAACGATCCACCCAATTACAATGGGCACTTCGCCTATCCCCCAGTCAACTTCTTGAAAGTGATCTTGTGTGGGTGAAATTGGCAAAACATGCAATTGATGGGTAGGTTTTGATCTGATTCAGGAATTATTTGTCATGGATGGAAAAGAACGCGAAGCGTTCTTTTCCATTTTTGATAAAAATTGCGGTTCCTACTCTGAGAGCTTCGCTCTCAGAGTAGGAACCACTATCCTATTTTGGATTCATGAAATGAATCCAAAATAGGATTGCTTTGCCAGGGAAGCTTCGCTTCCCTGGCTCAGGAATTGTTTGTCGTGAAAACAGAAACGGGGAGCTATGCTCCCCGTTTCTGTTTTTTCGATAAAAATTGAAAGCACATTTTCACAATATAGAAGATACTGGTGCCACTAGTACATTCACTTGTCCAAAATGGTATCTCAAACGAAACAGATTTCCTCGTCGTCGTCGCTCACTGAGCGGCGTGCGGCGGGGTTTTTTCTGTTGAAACTTGTTATCAACGATAAAAATTGAAATCACATTTTTACAATTTAGAATATCCTGAGAAATCATTGTAGTTGTTAAATAATTGCTACATGCGTTACTGCTGTGATTTTTTCCGTTTAGATTGCATCAATATTCAATGTATCGCTTACATGAATTAATCGAGATTTAGTAGCATCTGCTTTTTCTCGTCCCGAAGCGCCTCGTCTTGCAGGAGCAGCCGCTGCAGAATTAGAAGAACTCTCTTCCTCTTCTTCCTCCTCCTCCTCATCATCCAATTTTGCTTCAAATACAAATCCTTCGTCCTTTACCAATTCAGCGGTTTCTACTGTTCCAGATTTCACCATCCATTCAGGAATGACTCCATCCTTCACAAGTTTCTGAGCTACTTTTTCTTCTATAATCGATGTAATATCAAACATATAATCACTTACAATTCCTTCACCTGGTTTCAATTCCACATCGGGATTGAACTCAGTTCCAACAAAGATGCTTACAATGCTTGTACTGCATAACGGGGTTGAGCCTCGTTTGGATAATAATCGCGGTAATCGCACTAATAAGGTTTTCGGTCCAATCGTTTCCGTAGCAATCGTCACATGCACTTGCCCGTTTCCAAGTAGTTTTACAACACGTCCAAATAAAATTCCTTCTGTACGTCCTGCCACCGCATCCGCTGCTCGCATCTCATTAATCTCTTTTCGCTTCGTTCCTGATATTTTCTTCGTCATCTTATCCTATTCTATAGGAATAGATGAATGTTTATATCCTTATAATCCTACCGTGAAACAAAATTCTCCATATGGGTATACACCCACAAACGCCTCCTGATCAAATTTACTATAACTGATAATTACAGAATCAGCATTTACAATTAATCCAAGGGCGTATTCAACTGTTTTTTCACCATCAAATTGAAATAAGTGTGAGTTTCGTATATATTCGAGTGTTGTAGCATTTAATACCACAATCATATGATAGTAAATACGAGGGGCATTATGAACATGTGAGACAACGTGTGTAAGAAACCAGAGTTCATGTTTCCAGCGTACACCACAAGACGATCCACGCAGATGACGAAACCAGCTGGGAACATTTGCATTCTTACTAAGAATGCTTCCACTCAAATCTAAAACGGTTAATGGTGACCATTCATAGATAAAGCGAATATCTTCGCCACTCCGAAACAATGCCCAATTCTTTTCACAGGAGCGACCATTCGGAGACTTGCACGGAGTGTAATCACCCCCATAGACCCCGCTTCCCATCACTAATGATTTGGACACAGGATCTTGGATCATTCCTGCATATAAGACTGCATCTCCTTCTAGTAAACGAACATCTTCGCATCCCAAATACTGTGTATCTGTAATAGGAACGTCTAAGGCACGTTCTTCTATAATCTTAAATTGATTGTCTAATCGTAATTGAATATTATAGGTCACAATCTTATTATCCATAGTCCCTACAGCATATCCGCCAGTAGGAGTGATTTTATGATTTGCCATGCGAAGATTCATCAGATACCCTTCTCCCTGAGTCACAATGGAGGGATTGCAGCTGTAAAACTCTCGTAATGCACCTCCTATTTCACAAGAAGCAGTCCGTGTAAAGGAGTGAATCGCAGTTTTTGGAATCGATTTAATCTTGGGTACATAAAACAAATAGTTAGATAATACATTTTCATTACAATAATTATTTCCAATCAGTTTCAACACGGATCGGTGATCGACTGGATACTTTGCATAATAGGCAAAAATTAATCGTTCGTATTCAAATAAATATTCATATACATCTTTTTCAATAAATAATACATCATCCTTGGGAAAGGGAATCGCACTTCCTAGTTTGTAAAATTGCAGTGCCAGAGCGTGTTTGGCAGTGACGCGATAATGTTTCACAAGTTGATAAATAGATTCAGCACGTGAAGGACGTAGATTGTAGGCTTCCAACCACCAATAAATGGCATCCGCATCCTTCTTCAAATCTTTGTAACAGGTTCCAATATGATAAGCAGAGTTCCAAATTTCTTCTGCCCATCCTCCCACCTCAATGCGTTTCTTGTACCATTCAATCGCATCTTCTTTTTTTCCATTATCACGATAACTATTGGCAAGGTAAAACATGTAGCGACCATTCTTGGGTTCACTTTCCAACCCACCTTTTAATAGACGAATATCCCGTTCAAACTTATCACTCTTGGCACCTCCATCTCCAATATCACGAATCGATAAGGTTGAAAGTTTTACAGTCTGATATCCATGCGGAATACTGTAATATTCATGCGTCGGACCGACACAGGTGGCTCCAATGGTACTCTTGATTAAGCGGGTATTGTAATAGACAAGAGTTCCACCTTGTTGGGTAATTTGATAGGCTCCTTCCGTTAAACTCTCTTTTTTAAAATCAGGAGATATTACTAAGACCATATCAGCATCCAATAAGAGAAGATAATCAGCTTTACCGGCAGCACGTTGCATAGCCACTGTACGATTGTATCCAAAGTTTTGAAACGGTTCGGAAAAGACTTCACCGGAAATGCCATTTGCAGTAAAAAAATTGGTAATAATTTCTTTGGTATTATCGGTACTTCCTGTATCACAGATGCAATAAGTATCTACAATTCCAACTACAGATTGTAGGAGGCGTGTAATAATCTTACTCTCGTTCTTCACGATCATATTTAAACAAAAAGTGACCATCTTATACTTTTCGTGTTTAATATTTAATATTATTACGTCGTTTTTTAGACCGAAGATTTCGTCTTGTTCGCCGTCTAGGTCCAGGTTGAGAAGCAGGTTGAGAATTAATAGGTTGAGGATCATTCAAAGTAGTATTAATAGGATTAGTAGGATCAGACTGAGAATCATTATATTCAGTATTATTAGATGGAGGATCAATAGTGGCTTGTCGAGGTGGAATATGATGCAGAGCTCCGTAATATCCAATAGGATGTTGTTGTTTTGGAATAGCGGTGGGTAATATTTTCGGAGGTTCAGCATGATGTAAAGCTCCTAGAAATCCGATAGGACGTTTTTGTTTTGGAATATTGGTGATTGGTTTTTTTGGTGTGTTTCCTGCTCCTCCTCGCATACGTCGTGTTCGTCCCATTTATCTAATCTTCTGTGAGAAAATTAACGAGCCTGCTTCCAAGCATATTCCACCTTTAACGCAGAGCTCTGATTTGGAAAGGGTCCTCGGAGTTCTTCCACTACCCAATCTTTGTCGGAACGGGTGGATCGGGCTCCTCCTTTTAAGAATCCATTGTGCTGTCGCAATCGTCGCTCCATGTTGGTGGTGGCACCGATGTAGCTACGACCGGCTTCTCCTCGAATTTTGTATACGTACCAAGGCGTGTCGGCCATGTCTCTGCTTGAAGAGAGGTATAAATCATATCTGCAAAGGTATGCAGAAAGGGGAAATCATATCCAAACTCTTCATACAACTCGCGATCCTTCTCTACATTTCGAATCATCGCAGGAAAGAAGGGAAAATTAATCTGAATATACTCAGGACCCTGTTCATCCTCCAGTATTGAAAGATACAGGAGTTCCATATAGTCTTGCACTTCATACTCCTGTAGCACTCCTTTGCTGATATAATCTTCCGTATGATTCTTAATCTTGACTGTGTAAGAAGCGCGTCCCTTGCGACGAATGGAGATTACATCATCAGGCTTCCCTGTTTTTTGAAAGAGGATGTCCATACTGTGAATGTACAGTTCATGTGGATTGTGTTTAGATCTAGAATAAAATCAATAAAATCAATAAAATTGGAAAGAATTTCATTCAGAAAGAGGCTTTGCCTCTTTCAGATTAAAATTGCAGAAAGAATTTCATTCAGAAAGAGGCTTTGCCTCTTTCAGAATAAAATTGCAGAAAGAATTTCATTCAGAAAGAGGCTTTGCCTCTTTCA